TCTTATTTTTTACTCAATTTAGTCTTTGAACCAACAAAGACGCCAAATTTGTCCATGGGTATTTCGTTACCTTTAGTAACTTGCTCACGAACAAAAGCCTTTAGGGTCATAGGTTCGACCCAAACCTTTTGTTGAACTGGTAATCCCAATTCAGAAACTTTGTGTTTAAAATCTTCAGCTTTATCATCTTCTCCTCGACCAAATGATGCAGACAATTGGTTCTTAATTAAATCACCATGTCCGTGGTCCCTGAGCCATTGAAAAGCATCCTCTTTATATTTTGCAGGTATCGATGCATAGATAGCTGGTACAACTTCAAGTTTTGAACCATCTTTTAATGATAAACTTGTTAAATTCATCTCATTCATTTTTTCTGGTATAACCTCTTCACTAATCTTTCTTGCATCTTCTTTTACTTTCTTAAGTGCTTTTTCTAGCATAGCACTTTCTTCATCAAGATCAACTAACTTTTGTGAAAGTTCACTAATCTCTTTCAAAGCATCGTCTTTTACGTCTATGTTGACGTCTTTTTCAAAATTAATCATCAATCTCTCCTTTCTCAAAAAGATTAAATTTAACAGGATAGTATCTCATTTCCATCTTATCCCATTTTAAACATTGTATTCTACCACGATTTACGTCAGAAGCAATAGCGCATGCAATTCCCATGGCTACAGGATCACCCATTAACAATAAATAATCATTATCATTGTAATCACGCAGTTTTCTGCGTAATTTATTAACAGTTGGTTGACTACTTAAAACAACTTGTGATCCCTCCGATAATAAAAGGACTAAATCACCATACTCTTTAGCAGGTAAAATGTTTCTGCCTTTAACTTCTTGTATTACGTAAACTGTCATACTTTCTAATTGTGCAAATAATGGTTGTTTTATATTTAATCAAGTATTATATTCTAAAATTAGAAATAATAATAGGATATAATGGATTATAAATTTAAGACTGTTCCTTACGAACATCAGTTAAAAGCTCTTGGAGCCTCACATAATAAAGAAAATTTTGCTTTATTTATGGAAATGGGCACGGGTAAATCTAAAGTTTTAATTGATAATATTGCAATGTTGCATGACAAGGGTAAAATTAATGCAGCTGTAATTGTTGCACCAAAAGGGGTTTATAGAAACTGGGAAAAACAAGAGATACCCACACATATGCCAGAGCATGTCCCATATAAAATTTTAGTTTGGAACCCAACCTCTACAAAATTTTTAAAAGATTATGGTGCTTTTATAAAAGACCAAGATAATCTTAAAATATTTTTAATTAATATTGATGCGTTTAGTACATCTAAAGGAGCAGAAATTTGCAAACGTTTTTTGACAGTAACTCAATGTTTAATGGCTATAGACGAATCAACAACTATAAAATCACCTACAGCTAAAAGAACTAAAACAGTATGTAGTTTACGAACCCTAGCGAAGTACAGAAGAATATTAACTGGTTCTCCTGTTACTAAAAGCCCTTTAGATTTATATACACAATGTTATTTTCTTGATCCCGAATTGTTGGGTCATGCCTCTTATTATTCTTTTAAAAACAGATATGCTGTGATGATAAGTAGAAGTGTAGCCACTCATTCATTCAAACAAATAGTAGATTACCAACGACTTGACGAACTTGAGCATAAGTTAAATCAATTCTCTTATCGTGTCCTCAAATCTGAATGTTTAGATCTTCCAGATAAAATATACACAAAACGGTATATTGAGATGACGCCAGAACAAAAGAAAGCGTATGTAGAAATGAAAAATTTTGCTATATCTATTTTGGAAAAAGAAACAGTGACAGCTGCAGGTATCTTGACACAAATGATAAAGTTACATCAAATTACTTGTGGTCATTTAATTACAGATGAAGGTAAAACAGTAGAATTAAAAAATAATAGAATCAATGAATTGTTAAACACACTGGAGGAGATAGATGGAAAAGTCATTATTTGGGCCATTTACAGGCATGATATTAAAAAAATTGAAGAAGCGATTGCACAAAGATACGGAGAGAACTCTGTCAAATCTTATTATGGCGATACTGTTGATGCAGATCGTCAGGATATCGTTACTGCTTTTCAAGATAGAGAAAGCGATTTACGGTACTTCGTCGGAAACCCAAGAACGGGAGGTTATGGACTTACTCTTACTGCTAGCAATACTATCATTTATTTTAGTAATAGTTACGATTTAGAAGTTCGTATGCAATCAGAAGACAGAGCACATAGAATTGGTCAAAATAAAAAAGTTACTTATGTTGATTTTATAGCAGAAAAAACAGTAGACGAAAAAATTATAAAATCTTTGCGCAATAAAATAAATATTGCAACTAAAGTTTTAGGTGAAGATTTTAAAGAATGGCTGATTTAAGACTTCCGTAGATAATTTGTTCCTCTGTTACATAAACTAAATTTACTTTAAGTTTTTTTTGTAGTGGCGATAATATTCTACGAATAAAATGTCCCTTATGTATTCCCGATTTTCTGATTGATTGTGTTTTGACGTCAAATAAATGTAGTTTGCCTTTTGGTGAGATTGCTACTATGTCAACAGGGCATTGTCTGTGTAAAGGTGTAAATACAAAAAAACCTTTTTTTAAAAGATCTGTGATAACCAGTTGCTCGCTGACTACTCCTTTAATTTGTTTTAAATTCATCAATTAGGATTTCTATTTTAGTTTCTAACCTAATTATTCTTTCTTTTATTTCAGGTATATCTTCTAAAATAGCTTTCTCCATCATTACTTGTTTAGATTCGAGAGCCGTGACACGTTGAGATAGCATACCGTAAACAGAACCTGCTGATACAAGTATCATGCTTAACCAAACAATATTTCTTAAATTAAAATCTTTTTCCATAATTAAAAAAAGAAAAATCTTTTTTTCTCTTCCTCTGTTTCTTCTAGCTCATCTTTTTCATTAGCCATACCAATAAATCTTAATATGCTCGGTGTAAATAGAGATGTAAGTAATTGACCAATATCTTTTGCACCTAATTCATTTATTGCAAACTCTTTTCCAGCTTCACCAAAATCAGGAACTTTAGGTGCTCCAACTATTTCAATATTACTACCAGGAAAACCTACGTTTTTTGCACCTCTATCTATGCCAAGTAAATTAGCTATTAACATTTGATACATGTTGCGTGGATCGTCAGGGTCTGATGTCATAGCAGGAATTAATTTTAAAGGCTCTGTAATTTTTTTAAAGGCATCAGGATCATCAAAAATACCTGTACCAAGACTAGATATAATTTGTAATGCTTGCTTTTGATCTGCAATTCCTGATTCCTTAGTTGGATCAATATTCATTATACCTACGCCTTCTCTGTCTATAATTGTCATGTCAGGATTATTAGGGTTCGCAGAAACTACGTC